GATGAGCCTGGTGGCACCGGCCGGTATCAGTGAAGCCCGGATACTGGAATCCCATTGACACCCCACCCCGCCTAAAGTCGGGGGATTCCTATGGCGTCCGCGCTATCCTTCCTAGGCCTGAAGGCCGAGGCTTGCCTCGCACCGGGTCACTCTGAGTGTACTCAATGACCTACGCAGATTTCAGATTTGAGAAATTGAGAATTTCTAGATAATCAAGCTTGCTTCCTGTATTTTCTGCCCAATGATGGCCATCACGTTGCAGGCCATGCTATTCCCTAACGCCTTATAAGCTGCGCTGTCCGAGTACCCTTTTACTTGCGATAGGAAGTCATCTGGGAACGCTTGAAGCCTGGCGCACTCGATTGGAGTTAGCCTTCTTACTTGCATTTGTGGTGTCATAACCCCATCATGCCTTCCGCCTTTACCACCGCGCTGAATAGTACCTGCTACATTTTCAGAGGCTGTTAATTCTCCGATCCATCCTATTGCAACTCCCGCATGTTGTGATCTCGTTAGAGTTGCGCTTGTTTCTGCACTGAAATTCATTTCATCTGGTTGTGCGTCAACATGAAACGCCACCGCATGAACATCAGTCTTAGTCAGCGTATAACTTGCTCCAGATTCGTCAAATCCATTTCCGTTTCCGCCGTTTTCTGGTTTTCTGCCTATGGTGTTACCTGCTAGTGCGAATACATGCGCGATAAAATCATCCGTCTCAAAATCTAACCGTTGTCCAGTCCCTTTTGTCATACACTTTGCTACGTCATTGCAACTTGATGCAATGCTTTGTATAGAATTGTAGGTAATTTTTTCCCGCGTTTTTCTGCTCGGCGGAGGATTCCCGCACAAGCCTTTTGACTCAAGAAATAACGGCTTTCTACTTTGCCAGTCTCCAGAATCTCGGACAACGAACACACGCCTTCGTCTTTGTGGGACGGCTCTAGGGTACTCAGGTGTTCTACAGTATTGCGCATCCAGAGTGATCCACTCGACAAGTCCGTTTTTGCCGACTGCACAACCGGAATTTTTCCATCCATCTCTCGGTACGTCAAATTCGCACCCAGCCATTTCCCCAACCACGGAAGCAAAGTCTCTCCCTTTTTGGCTGCTATATAATCCGGGCACGTTCTCAACGACAACCCACCTTGGCTTTGCCCATTCAACGATTCGCATTGCTGTGAAGAACAGTCCAGACCTTGTTGCGCTTCCATCTTCATTTCGTAATCCTTTCCGCTTCCCGGCTATGGATAAATCTTGGCAGTTATGAACTATTGCTCCGTTTGCCATATATGATTCGTCATCTTGTACGCTAATGTTATACACAACTCCAGCACCACAAGCATCTGATTGACGCAATAATTTCCAACCGTAGTCACCATCAATAAATGATGATTTATTTCTATCGCAAACTCTTACGGTATATTGTCCACGCTGACTACAAGTACGCCCTTCAATTATGCATGTTAATGGCATTTTCGCGTAATATACTCCAGCAACAATTCCAAATGCTCTCTGCGCTAAAAGTGCCATTCCCAATGCCAATGACTTACTTACAGTTGTTACACTCCATTGCTTGTGGTTATCATTCCGCCAACCATCTCCGGTTGCCCATCCATTAAATAATGATTCGGCTTTATGTCGTGGCAATTCAAGACAAAATGATGGAAGTTTTTTCCCGTGCGCCAATCTACCAAAAGGCGTTAAAAAATCAAATAATTCTTTTCTGCAAATATGGAATTTATAAACTGTATCTTCTTCTACTACTGTAAAATTCAATCCTGCATCACTAAGTCTTTCTTTAACTTCCGAAAACTCATGCTTACCACAACAAATTACAATACGCCCAGTTTTTCTATTTTTTCGTTCTACAATCCATCCATCAGCTAAATATCTACCAACAACCCAATACCATTCTGCACTATGGTCAATATCATCTATAACTTTAGGAAGAACTTGCCCTGCGAAACATCTGTTTGATGATGAAATATCTTTTGCTTCAACCCATGATGGTTCAGAAAAGCACCTACGATTTGTTCTATTCTTGTTATCCCAAATATTGCTTGCTTTGCGGATATAATAAGGGTGCTCATCTGTTGTTATTGTTTCAATAACTCCAGCACCTTTTATTTTTCGTAATTTATTTGATTCACTTTTCATAACAGATGTAACTGGCTTCCAGCTTCCTGTATGAGTTAAAACCAAATCACCAATCAATAAATTTTCTATATTTCTATATCCGTCGTATGTGAGAATTTTGGTTCCAGCTTGAAAGCATGGAAATCCGCCCACTACCAAGTCAATATGCCCTAGTGATTCTACCTGTTCTTTGGTGATTTCCGTGACGCTGCCTAAATTCGGTACATCTGGATAATGATGCGCCAATACTTTACATGGGAAAGGCTCGATTTCAGCCACTCCTACGCATTCCCAACCCAATGGAATCCAAGCCTGAGAGGCACTTTCTATTCCAGAAAAAAGACTAAGGTATCGCATGTATTCCTATTTATTTATCGGAAAGCGCCGCGAAACCTCGGCCTTCAGGCCGGGGAGGATGTCAAAAGTACCCCGCCGTCATCGCAGAAGATATACCACCAAGAATCGGAAGTGTGCCCGCCAATCTCACGCATCATCATTGCCAGCCGCGATAGATGCAACGGCCATTCGTATCCCTAGCGACATGTTCCCATGTCCGATTTCGCGTGCCAGTGCGATCGTCGCAGCGTCGAGCGTGACGGAGTAGCGCTCAGTGCGCGCCCCATGCAGGTCCTTGGCGAGGCCGGCGCCTTTGCGGGCGCCTCCTCTATTGTTTTTGATTCCCATGCTGTTCCGCCTCATATTACCTTTCGTGTGTCCAGCCATGATTACCATGTTACACCGCAATCTGGTAAAGCGTTCCGTCTTCGGATAGGTGGGTAACAACCAATGCCGGTCGTTTCCCTTGTCTTGCCTAAGCGGTGCCCGAACAACGGTTTTTCGGGCGTGAGTTTCAGAACCTCCGGAACCGGATGGTCAGACTCTGACCATTTGAAAATCATGGTTCCTTGCGGCTTAAACACCCGGAAGCACTCCGCAAAACCTTGGCGCAGCATCTCGCGCCAATCACCTGTCAAGTGCCCGTACTTCTTCGAGAGCAACCCCTTAGCCCCCGTCCGCTCGATGTGAGGAGGGTCAAACACAACGCGGGCAAAAACACCGTCCGGGTATGGTAGGGCGGTGAAGTCTGCAATCTCGTCTGGTCAACTATAATCGGGCTTCTCCCCTTGGTGCCAGGCGTGCCAATGTCAATCGGCCACGTCACGCGGCGCTTGTCCACAAACAGTGCGCGGTCGTCCTTCTTGTCAAACCAAAACATCCGGCTACCGCAGCAGGCATCTAGCACCGCCGAGAAAGCCGGCGCTGGCGACACGGAAACACCTAACTTGGCGTTATACCGCATCATAGGTTGCCACGAAAATATCTGGCTTGCACGGATACCGTTCGCCCTGCAATCCGGTAATGATCCAGTCGCCAGGGCAAACAATGTGTCCGCCTTCCAGTGTGTCAATCCACCCATGACCGCGCATGGCGTTGCCGCACTTCTCACATCGTGGTGTATTAGCGTCTGGCCGGAGGAAGTACCGAACGACCAGCCCTTCGTATTTCTCGCCCTTGTATTCGCCGTCAGTAAACGTGCCGTTCCCGTCTCCCGGGTGGTCACCGTTTTTGAACCACTGTGTCGCTTCGATCACCACTGGTTTCTTTCGGTACTGCGCCATGCTGGTTCTCCTTAGCAGGTTAACTTAAAACTTCGACAAATTACTTTGCCTAATCTGCCCAGGGCTCAGGACTAGGCTCGCTCCCCGCCAATAGATCCGCCAACCTAAGCTCTCGGCTTCGGTTGGCGTGTACCGGGTTAACCTGCCCAAGGGACGAGGACTTAGGACATACCCGCATAATGGCCGATGATGCTCGCCACCACTTCCAGACTTTCCCTCGCATCAAGAGGTCTCGCTCGGCTCTGGACCGCATCCCCGTACTTCCACCCGCTTGACGCGAGTGCCAGGTATGCGCACTTCCTCCGCTTGGGCAGCGATCTTCTTTCCCACATACACGAACAGGGCAGAACGTTGTTGATCGCCCCAGGTGAGTTCTACGCCTCTCGGCTTCCAAAACACCCGGCATCGTCTATTTTTGCGACCGCAGCCCGATAGATACCTGTTCGTTGCATCCTGGCAGCACCAGGTTTGTGATGGCGGCCAGTGCCAACCTGGCTATCGGTTATCCGTGGGGGCGATTCATCCCATAGAGGCCATCACAAATCTGGCGCATAGAAAAGCCCGGTGACTCCTGCGAGAACCGGGCTTAGTTGGATGTTTCGTAACAACAGGGCGGGGTGCTCGCTTAGTCGGCAACAGGGAACCTAAAAGCGGCCAGCGCTCTCTGCTGACTCCGCCCTGTTGGTACTCGATATGCCTATCGAATGAAGTTCATTATCCGCATCGCCGGCGGATTGTCAACCTGTTTTCTCGTAAAAAATCATTCAGCGCCATCGTTGCCCGGAATAATCCATGCTCTCGATGGAAGTCGTTGAAGTCATGCCCGATTGTCGGCGGCATGAAGTACGGCAAGCCCGTAGCCACTGCCGCCTTTCTTCCGGTATCGCTGGCATCGTTGTCCGCCACCACGAACCCTTCGCGCGCCATGTGAGTGAGGTTTCCGGCGCTGAAACAGACGTGAACCGATAGCCGCTGTTTCGCTGCCGCGTGAATGGATAGCCCCGTTGCGTATCCCTCGCAATACGCGTGCAGGTCGCCACTCCCGATCACAAATTCCGCTCCCTTGGCTTGCTGTCCGTGAATGAATTTCTTCCCCCCGTCAATGCTGATGGTCTGGCAGCCGACCAGCTTTTTCCCGACGTACATTGGCACTACAAGAAGGTTGTCGGCATCGGGCCGATAAACAGCACCGCGCAGTTCTGGGAACCCCTTGGAGTCAAGATAGGCGTGCTGGGTTTGCTCGCACTCGCCTAGTATCGCCTTGGCCACCTTGGCCGCCTGCTCGCGGCCTACTCGCATAACCCTATCTGTGGCCGCCCGTTGTTTGGCGATGGCTGCGCGGTCTATCTTTACTGGTTGCTCGCGGTCTGGGTGCCATATCGCCGGCTCGGTCATAGTGGCGTGGTTCTGTACCCACCCAAAGTCAGAATTGAACAGATAAGCACCGTTCTTGTGGTGCGGCTTGTCTGTCGTCTTGCACCTGCAAATCCTGCCATCGACCAGACTTCTATCAATGATAAGTCCGTGCGCCTCGGCAAATTGGTGGAAATTCATCTCGCGCCCCTAGCCCAGGCAATGTTTCGAGACCTAATCCATTGCTCAATTTCATGACTTGGTGGCAACGGTTTTTTCTTCCATTTCGGCTCTACTTTGAATTTCTCCTTGTACTTGTAGAAGGCAAATCCGTCTTTCTTCCCTTTTGCCCTGGCATACCCGAGAAGTTCTTGATACCAGCGCTCTTTCGTTGCTCCATCGTACTTTTCGACTTTATTTCCGGCCAATTCAAGCATCTCGCCAGGCTGCTCAATCACGTCATTACGTCGCGGCCTGACGTACCCGCAATGATTGCAAACATCTGATTTCCCAGGCCATAGCGCGCCACATGCCGGGCACTTCGCAGCTTCTTTTTCCTTGCTTGTAGGTTCTGGTTTTGGTTTTTCTGCCCCATCATCCAATGCCGTCACCCCATCAGAATACAGCGCGTCCCATTGATCCCTAAATCTGAGGTAATTTCCTGAATGGTCGAGCCACGCGGCGAATTCCTTGCCTGGATGCGGGCGCATCACGCGGCCCATTTGCTGTACATGGCTAGAGAATGACTTACTGAATGGTCTAGCAGATACCCCAATCATCACGTCTGGTACGTCAAACCCCTTAGATAAAACGTCAGTTGCGATCAATCCGTGAATGGCCGTATCCGGCTTTGAAAACTCCTCAATGGCTTGTGCTTTGAATTCGTCGTCATCCTTGTAGCTGATGCTCACGAAGTTGTAGCCGGCTTCCCCGAACTTCTCTGCTAGGTCTTGACCGTGTGCCACGCCAGCGCAAAAAACGATAGTCTTGCGCGGACCTCCGAAAAGCTCATGGGTCATCTTTACCCACTCCGTCACCACGTCTCCGGTGATCTGCACACCACGTTCAGTTGATTCTTTAGCTGACCACTCCCCTGCTACCTTCTTGGCGCCGGTCATATCGACCTGCTTGGCGATGAATACCCGGAGAGGCGTGAGCCAGCCTTCATCAACAAGCTGTTTCGTCGTGGTCGCAGAAACTACACTGGAGTAGGTTGATCCGAGCCCTTTGGTGAACGGGGATGCAGACAGTCCGATTACCCTTATGTGAGGGTGCGCCTTGATGAATTCGATTGTCTGTGCGCGCTGGACGTGGGCTTCGTCAACAATCAGTAGATTCAGGCCTGGGAAAGCTCCGCGCTTTTCGATTGTCTGCGCGCTGCACACCTGGATTTTACGGTCTGGTCTGTATCTCCAATGGCCTGATTGAAGGACGCCGTGGTCTATCTGGTACTTTTCAAGACGTTTCGATGTCTGGTCGCAAAGGACAATCCTATCAAGCACCATTGCCGCTTTGTTGCCCTTGTCGGCGGTGGCCGACATGAGCGATATTGCCATTTCTGTCTTTCCGAATCCAGTTGGCCCGTAGCACATCACGGCGCGATGCCCAGCACGGAACGCTTCGCGGATTGCATCCAATGTTTTGACTTGAAGTGGGCGAAGTTCGAGGTAATCAGCCATGATCCTGGCCTTTTAGTTTTTCTATCTCCTTCCGCTGCATCGCCATCTGTCTTTTCATTGAGCTTGATTCGCGCATATACACGTCTCGGCTGGCTTTTACGGCGTCGAGTTCCGCCTCCAGCACTACCACGCGCGCCCTGAGTTCTGTGATTGTGTCAAGCGCAGCCGTTTTGTCGTCATCGCAGCCAGGCATGGCTTCTACGGCAAGGCGGTCTTTCAGCGCTTCGTTCTCGGCGGCAAGCTCACGGACAGTCTCATGAGCTACTGCAAGTTCATCTTCATGAGGATCGTATTGTGGTTCTTCCGGTTCCGTCTCCGGCTTTGCCCCTGGACGTTTCCCTGTGACCATCTCTACGGCTTCCGGTAGCGTCTTTTCCCCCCTAGCCACCTCCTTCGCTAGTTCTGGGTCGGCTCTGGCTACCTTGTCTGCGTTACGCTGGGTCTTTTCGCTTGTTCCTGATATAGCGGCGCGTCCGGCGACAGTTTGCAATCCGGTAATCTTACCGAATTGCGGATTGCCAGTTTGCAATCCGGTAATCTTACCGAATTGCGGATTGCCAACAGTCTGAGCGTTGCTCCAATCCTGCGCGCTGGCCACAATAGCTGCTTGCTGCCCTGGCGTCATGTGGCGCCGGCGAAGGTTCATAGAGAGCACATAGGCGACGATGCTGCCGCCCTCGAACTCACGGAAATGCGGCTCTATCCCTGCCTCGTGACATGCCCGTATTCGATTACCACCGTCAAGGATCATGCCATCGTGAAGTGTTATCGGGTCTATCAGACCATTGGCACGGATGTCTGCGACAAGTGCCGCGAAGTCGACCCCGGACATACGTGGGAATAGGGTACATAGCGGGTGAAGCTGGAATGACTGCATGAATACTCCTAGCACAAGCGTTTAGAATGGGAGGGTGGGTAAGTCCTGGTGCAGCAGGACAGGGCTGGCCGGCCTTTTCCCCACACAGAAAGTGTATACGTGATATGTGCGAGTGTAAACAATGCGTGCGGCATCACTTCGCGCCCGTCTCGTAAATATCAATTCCGTGGATGGCCTTCATCAAGTGGCGCTTTATCCGATAGCCCTCAGTTCGCACGCCCTTGAAATCCTCTACCACCTCACGGCCGTAGCGCATGTAAACGAAGTCCGCAACGTAGCGCAACGGCGGGCGCCGCCTGCCGAGGATCATGACTGCTGGAGCGAGATCGTAGACTACCTGCAACCGTAGGTCATTGATTTGGTGGGCAGACATCAGAATTTCCAACTCGCGGTATCGGCCCGCCTCGCCTTTGCTGGCGAAGCAGTGCCCATCCACCATAGTTTTTACGGCGCCATATTTGCTCATCAGATTTCGCTCCGGGAAACCTCGGCATTGAGGCCGTGGAGCGAAATGGGCGCAACCGTAGGTTGCTTGTGTTGACTTTCTTCAAAATCGCGCATCGTGGTATCCATGATGTTGAAAGCCCACCCTTTAGGGAGGGGAACAGTTACTTGAATACCTCTGGATGTGTTTCAAGCACCCAGCGCAGCGACAACAGAGCGGCACGCATCCATTCGTACTTGCGGCCGCTGGCATCTAAACCAGTAACGCGGCCGTCTATCTGATCGTGGCAATGGTGGCAAACGAAGGCGACCAGATCGGCGGCCTTGAACCCCATCCCCTTGCCCATTTCCTGCATGTCGGCATGGGCACCGACGACCGTTCCATCATTTTCGCGTCCGCAACAAAAGCACTTTGGCGATTGGCGGGCCAGACCAAGCAATTTTTTGTTGCGATATACGCTCATATGACTTTGCTCCGTGAACCTCGGCCTTCAGGCCCGGGTGGTGAAATGGGCACAACTGGGGGGTAGATCGTGTTGACTTTCTTCAAAACCGCGCGTCGTGGTGTCCATGATGTAGTTAGCAGGCAGTGGCTTCTCGTCGTCGCACACCTTGCAGCGCAGGCGCGCGAACTCAGGCGGGTATGTCGCCGTCTTGCGATAGTCATGCTCGCCCCCGTTAAGACAGTCCGCCTTGCTGGTGCTGTAGCTGAAATGAATCATCGTCGTGTAAGTGAAGGTCTTGCCGCACGCGCCGCATTCCTGCTGGTGCGTTTCGTCCTCGTTGTACCCATAGCCGTCGTCGTGGTTGATTTCCACGCCCTCGCCACAGTAAGGGCATTCCGTGTCTCTGCTCATGCTTCCTCCGTTCGTTTGCCTGCTAACCCGGCGCTCAAGTGGTACTGCGCAAAAGAGCGCCGGCCCTTAGCTATGCGTTGAAAGCCACGCCATCTATGGCGGGGGACAGTTACCTCAATCTAAATTGCGCACACTTAATTGCAAATTGTCCGCACTTTCTTGTGTATATACATTGCTAATGTCGCGCCTAACATTCCTCCTGTGCCGACCCACGGTATCGCATCCCATCCTGTTTGCACGACCCACATGATACTTGCTACTTCGGCAACCGCTAATGAATATGGCGTGATAGCCGCTGCGATGTAATTACCGTGGATTACATTTTGTGACTGCAAGGCTCTCAAAAAGACAAGCGCGAAGGTCGCTAGTAGGATTTTCATATCAACGTATCCTGCTTAGGAATTGCCTGCTCTGGTGCGAATAGCAAACCTTGTGCCTGATGTTGTTCTACACGCGCTTTACCTGCTCTGTAATAATCCTCATCAAGTTCGCAACAAGTAATGTCGAATCCGAGATTGATTGCTGCTATCACGCTACTCATGCTCCCGCCATGCGTATCAAGGATTTTATCGCCTTGCTTCGCGTAGTTGGCCAAAAGCCATTCATAGAGCTTTACGGGCTTTTGTGTTGGGTGGATGCGCACCTCTTTATTTTTCATGTCTCCCTGCAGCATTCCGCTCCATTGAAACCTAAAATTACGCACAGATGTTTTGAAACTTGTCCATGCTAGTTCACTATCAGCAAAGTCGGAGTTACCGGTAACCTTATCCCAGACAATCCAGCATGGGCTTGGCTTTGCTATACGGTCAATAAAATGGTTCGCACCCCAAATAATCTGGTTCTTGCTTATTCTTAGAAGTTCATTGAAATACTCAACAGGTGGTGCATTAACATCTCCGCCAGCAAAAGCCTTATAATCTTTCGCAACTGCCAGCTTTCCCCTGCTTGCATTTCTATCTCCATTTTCGCCTATGCCATACGGCACATCAACTATTGCCAAATCAAAATGTTTATCTGGATAGCGCTCCATCATAGCCATGCAGTCTTCGTTAAGAATCTCAATCATATTCACCTTTCAAGATTCAACATTCCGCCAATACGCCATCTTTAACGCAATACCATATATCAGCCTTCGCGTTTTCTCCGATAATCCCGACAGCGATGCGTACTTGTTCTCCGTCAAGTCAAGGTAATGCAAATGCGCCATTTATATAGCCGGGAGACCAGCGCACGCGGCGAGTCGGGAGAGTGTTCAATCTGCCAACCATCCGATCATCTTGAGTGTGCCGCTTAGGTCGATACTGCCGCCAGCATTTACGACACGCTGGTGCAATCGTGCCACACTCTGCCGGCTGGTTGCTTGATATAGAGACCCAAACAGGGCCAACCCAGTGTTGTGTTTCACTTGCTTATCTCGGCCGAGATCATCGTACTTCGCGCACGAAAGCTCTTGCACGGCAACAGCGGCCTGCCGGCGCATCCGGTTGCGTCGGTCTGCATTCACTGTATCAACAATGGCATCATCGGCCAGCCGGCGATAACCCTCATTATCAACGGCGCGGAACACCATGCTGTGTTCACGGCGCAGGATGCGGCGAGCACTGTCGATCAGGTGCCGGTTGCTCCGCACGTCACGCTCGCAGGCCGCATTCATGGCGGTATAGGTGATGATCTCGCCTGGGCTGGCCTTGCGCATCAGCTCAACTAGGAACCTGGTATCAACTCCGACATCGGTGATAAACACCTTAACCTGGCTCATGAGTAATCCTCCCATGTCAGGATTTCCGCCTTGAATCGACCGTAGTATCCGTTGTTGCGCGGACGAAACCGGCCAATACCAATCAACTGCCCTGCCTGCTCAATGTGATAGCGGAATGCTTGCTCATTAATAGTGTCGTCAATGATTATGAATTCGACCTCGCCGCCCCAAACGGGGATCATCGGGAAGCACTTCTGAACTCGCGCCCCGTCTCCGCGTCGCCCGGATGCGGGGACGAACAACCATTCCCCGGCAACGTCGTCTTTCAGAACAGGCAGAACCATCGGGTCCGTAACCATCACACCGGCCTCAAAGTGCTTCGTATATGTGCTCTTCCCCTTTCCGGGTATCTGGACGCTCAAGAACTTTGCGGCTTCGGCCAGGCAGTTTTTGAACGACATCGGCGGGATAATCACGTTCCCGTCGCCATTGGAGTGCATCTTCTCGCGCCAGGTGCGCCGCTCGAAGTCATCTTTGCCTTCTTTGTCGCGCGCCTCCGTCTGGTGGAACCGGCTCTGGCTGTATGGGCTTACGCCCGTAATCTTTACGACTGCTCGTTTCATTTTCGTTTCTCCTTACTGGGTGTTGATCTTGTGGCTTGTGCCGCAATGGCCTGCCTTGACCTACCCGTTGCGCCCGGAACCCCTCCGGTTGGGACTTACTGGGAGAGCGACTGTCGCCAATCGCCTACCCGGTAAACCCTCGCTTTGCCGTGCCTGGCCATACCGTGCCACGCCCCGCGTTGCCTTGCCGTGCCGTGTTGGTGTTTCCACCGGGAAACGCCCATAAGTCGCTTCCCACTGCAAACTCCCTTGCCTCGCGTTGCCGCGCCGCGCCACGCCCCGCGCTGCCAAACCTT